TACTACAATTAACTATTGGAATTTTACAACAAGAAAAAATAATATCACAAATTGCCGATGCTAGTCAAATTGGAACTGACTATTATAATGATAAAAAAGATGAACGAAAATTTGCATTAGAAAAAATTTTATCACCGGACTCAATTAGTGAAATTGACGATATCATAAAACATAATATAAAATTCATGTTGGGTATATTTTTTTCATATAAGAATTCATTCAGTTATTCAGGTAATCAATATATTATAAATTCTGTAGACTGGAATGATACTTTTCAACAAGTTAGAGATCTAAACAAATTACTAAAACGCATGAATGCCAGTTATTATATAACTTTAAAATTATTTCTTGAGAAATTAGAGCCAGGGAAACTTCCAAGTGATAGAAAAGGCACCTTCCTCGAATCATGTGGAGTAAAGGGTGCAATTATACGCAATGAATGGAAAAATAATTTCGAGTCTAGAACGTTGAAAGAATGGAAAGCGCTTTTACCGATCCCTATTTTTGGAAAAGGCAAAGGCAAAGGCAAAGACAAAGGCAAAGGTGAAGGTGAAGGTATATTCAATAAATTAGTTCCTTCCTTTATTAAAAACGCGATTAAATCGATACAAAATCCGTTGATGTCTCCACTTGACCCCGGTGTTTTACAAGTGTCGCTTATTCAGTATTCACTACTTGGGGAGGAAGAGCTTCAAGCATTTTATTTTAAGATTGAAAATTCATTTGCTGGTGTTGCATGGAAAAATGATAACACGTGGGATAAACGAAAACAAAGGTTGTTTTCTGCGATGGATGAATGCCAGGCAGATATTTATTGTTTTCAAAATGTGCAATGTTCTATTGCAGTATATAATCAATGTATTAAAGATGGAAACTTGAGCGATGATCAGATACAAACATTGCGTGATATTAATAAATTATTAACTTATAGAGAACGTCTTAATATTTATTTTGGTAAAATACATGATGCTTTAATTTCTACACATGACGCCGAAGGCCTGAATTGCGTTAGTGATATATATGAAAAATATAAAGACTCATACGATTTTGTTTACTTTTTCGAACAAGTGTTTTATACTTCTGATGATTTTAACAAAAATCCTCACCTTAGTTTACTTGGTTCTCCAAATATGTTATATCCTGAATACGATAAAAAAGTTGCGCTTGGAAATTTAACCATGGTTAAAAAAAGTAAATTTGAAATTGAAAGTAAACTACGTTATGATGTTCGAATAGGAGCAGCTTTTTGTTCAGAAAATATTAAAAAAAATTTTGATAGTAATTTTAAAGATTTTTCTTCAACATCAGAAAAATTTAAAGATCAATATAACTCTATGTGTAGAAATAAGTCTTTTGCATCTATGGTCTATATTAGATTTAAACCTGTGGCAGAGGTTCCTCCCGTGGAGCTTGATTTAAAACAACAACTAATAAGTCATGAAGAAGTAGAAAATGAAATGACTAAGGAAGAAGAAAATTTTGAAAATGACGAAAAAGAAATACTTGAAAGTAATTCATATGAAGAAAATTCAGAAAATGAAGACGATGAAGACGATGAAGAAGATCAAGAAGGTGGAGCACCATCGTGGTATGATAAAGACACCACTGAAGTAGACGGGTATGGTAGGCTAATAAAAAAACCTCAACCCCCCGTTCCGCCTGGTGATACACCATTGCCATGTTTTGATACGAAAGATACATTATATATACCAAAATCCGATTTTACTAGTAATCCATTATATGGAATTTGCAATATAAAATTTGATACTACTGATATATCTCAAAAACAACAAGTAGGACTACATAGTTTACCAAAAGATGTTATGCAACTTGTTTTAATGATCGTATTTATTTATAAGCTACGATTTAATATGCAGTCATATGGTTTGCGAATTACTAATCTAAAAAATAATCCCTTTATTGTTTCTGGACTTTTTAGAGATGATATGGTTACAGGTTCTGATGTTAAGCCTAAGCTTAACTCTGCATTAAAATTATTGACAACAGATATAGGAAATGAGTGGAGAAATAGTATTGATATATTATATGGTGCAAACGGAGGCCCACTTGATAAATTTGTTAGAAGTATGATTATATTAACATATTTACGTGTAGGTAAGATTAGGGTAGCTGGTTTTAATAAAAAATTTAACCCTAAATTAATTGGGGATGTTTATCCACTAGAAGACTCTTCGGGTTCAAAAAAATCAATATCTGAGTTGATAATTTGTTGTGATAATTTTAAAATATGCGATGACAGCAAAATAATGCACAAAATGATTCCTGTTAGAAATACTAAACCGAATTTTCCTATATTTCCAAATAACGCAAACCCGTCAAATAGTGTTGCGATTGGTGGCGTTTTTGATATAACTACGCCGGCAATAAAAAGTCATGTTGAGCAAGTAAAAGCTACTATAGAAGAAAAAAAATTGGCAGATGACGCAGCAGTAAAAAAAGCACAACTTGCAGCAGTTCCATATGAAGGTAAAAAAATGAGTTTAAATGATTTACAAAAGATGATTCCTAGTCCGGCTAGTATTTCTGCTTCTGGTCCTGCTTATGGTTCGGCTAGTAGTTATGCTTCTGGTCGTGCTCCTGTTATTGATCCGGCTGCTGCTGCTGCTGCTGCTGCTGCTGCTGCCGCTAAACTTATTGCTTCAAGTAATACCCAACCTAGAAACAATGGACCATATATTAGTTTATCTTCTTTTACATTTAAACCAGATACTATGATAGGTGACCAATCAGGTGGAGATATAGACTCAAATATAAAAGTTTGCACAAATGGCGTTGTTTATGATGAGTATTTAACTAGATCTGATGTAACCATGTGGACACATGCTTCTAAAGATATTTATTCAGACCATGCACCGATACGATATGAATATACTATTGATGATAAAACTGGTGTTGTAACATGCAACACTGGTGGAACGAGTGCAGGCGTTACTACGGGAACAAGAAGTATTCGATTTGTAACATGGAATATTGCTTATCAGATGAAATACTATGGTTCTTACTACTCAAGTAAATTTTATTGTTCAAAAGCGACAACTGATCCATGTAAAGAAGAAGATGATATTTATAAACAAAGGTTAACCAATATTCTTAATGCAGTTGATAGTATAATGAAAACGGATAAGGTTGACTATGTTTTACTACAAGAATGTGAATATGAGGTTACAACAAGTCCAACTGCTATTCAAAATATTGCAAATGGTATTTCCGGTTTTACTGAAAATTATGATGTTTTAAATTTTAGTTATAATGATACATCTACTGCTCCTCCTGCTCCTCCTCCTCCTCCTCCTGCTCCTCAGGTCCAAAAAAATACCGAATTTTGTCTAATAGTTAAGAAACCAATACCACCAACACCGAGCGACATTAAAGAATTTAACTTCAGACAAGACACATCTACAAATGACTATCCAAGCCCGATGAGTAAATATGTAGCTGAAGAGTTTAGTTCTTATTCTACTACAAATAAAAGTGCACTTCCTTATGTTAGTATTAATAGGATAGATATAAAATCTGTAATGTGCTATGTTATACCATCAACAAACACTATATTTTTTAATGTGCATTTTAAATTTGGGAATGCACTAATATGGCAACGTCAAAAACAAATATATGATTTTATGAATGCAATCGTTGATATTATTCGTTCAATTCCGTCAAGTAATTCTGAGTTATATCCGTATCATAATTATGATATCGTATTTTCAGGAGACTTTAATGTAAATATGTTACAACGTTTTCCAAAAGATGTCAAGTATCCTGATGGTAAACTTATGGAACCTTACTTTTTTAAATGTGTAAAAGTTCCTGGCCAAAAAACTATAATTTCAACAACGAAAGATAATTCTCCATCGGCTTTTGCTACGGAATCTAATACTAATAACTATAATACTACAAATATAGACTTTTCGGTTTTTTATCCTGCATTGGTTGAGTCTGCTTCTACTTCTAGTCCTATTTCTGTGGCTCCTGCTTCTTCGCTTCCTTTTACATTGAAAGGTGTAGTGCAAGTTCGTGAAGGTAATGTTAAATGGCCTTCACCTAATGAGAAATTAAAAGATGGAGAAGCAACCAAAATTTTTGCACCAATAAAAAAGGTGATTGATAGAATACTTGGTAACCCTCTATATGAAGACTATTATATTGGGTTAACCTATTCTGCAAATCGTGGTCAAACTAGCAATATATTTAAAAAATATGGGTTTACTGATAGTCAAAGGCCTTCATCTTCATCAACTATGCCATCTAATTTTATGGATGTTCCAGTTGGCAAAATATTAGAACCCATTAGTGGTGCTAACCAAGCAAATGTAGTTGAAGACTTATATAATAATGGCAATGGCGAACTAGTTACGAATCAAAAGTATAAAAATTTTAGAATTATTCCATTTAGCACGATGGAAAGTGGTAGTGGCGGTGATGGCAAATCAGCATTACCCAAAGACGGCGTCCTTGGAGATAAAAGTGATTGTATGAAATTTGTAGAATTATTTTTAACATTACGCAAAACTATTATTATAGGCTGGACATCTAGTATAGGTAAACATCAAATAACAAGCAATACAGACAAACAAGGAAATATAAGTCATTTTACAGATCTTTTCATAGCAATTGGAGGCGGCATCGGAGCAACTAATAAATTTATAGGGGATTTGTCAAAGGAATATATTAACCTTCTAATAAGTAAATGGGACAACACATCTCAAAATTTTGTTAATCATATTCTTGGGATTGCTCCCATTGTTTCTACTCCTGCTCCTGGTCTTGGTCCTGGTCTTGTAACAAAATACATTTTTGCATTTGATATTGATGATACTTTATTTCGTCATGGCACTATTGATAAATTATCTACGTACATCGAAGATGTTACATGTAGAAAAAACATTATTAAAAATATGAAAAAGGTTATTCAAAGTGATAACTATGTATGGATAGTAACTGCGAATACTACATATAACCGAGAAGACTTTACTGAAAAATTTTTTGGATCTACTGATAAAGTTTTTTTTAATAACTCTGAATATTTTTATTTTATGAATCCTGCTATTATTGCACAACAATATAACGAAGCAAAAACAGAATTTCCTACAAAGCTTAGAGATATAGATGACTTGGATTCGAGCGCTATTCATGAACAGGGATTAAAACCATACGCCATATATGCACAAAGTTTAATTACAAAGAAAAAATATAATGAAACCCATACTCCAAAAATAGGTGATTTTAACATTTATTTATTTGACGATATGGATAATAATGGAACACTTTCAAAAAATAGCAAATCTTTTGGTATAAATTTTACTAAAGTTACAGATTTTGCTACTCCTCCTAATCCTAATTTACTTACTATATTTGAAAAAGCGTTAGCTGATGGTATATCAAAACCTGGTTCGGTAACATCTACTGCTGCACCTGCCCTAGGACCTAAACCTGTTCCTACTTCCGCTCCTACTTCCGCTCCTACTCCCGCCACTACTTTAAAAGTAATGTCATTTAATACATGGTTTCCAGTATTTACTCCTGACAAACATCCTAATGGTGATGATACAACTTATTGTGATGTAACTAGCGGTGGAAATACTACAAATAAATGCCAAAAAAATGTTATAGGAGAAATTATAGATAAAATGAAACAAGGGTTTCAAGTTATATTTTTGCAAGAGTTTACAAGTCGAATACAAGAAGTTTTTAAAAAAGATTTTCCAGTAACTTTTAGTGATACTGAAGATAGTAGTGTTAATGGTGACACTAGTATTAGTGCTAGTAGTAAGAAACCACCATTTACGATGACATATACTCCTCCTGTAGGGGGAAGTTCACCTATTGAATATTTTGTCTATACTTTTAGAGCGGGTCCTGAAAGTATTATAATACCATCAGGTAAAATAAAAAAAGTAGGAAGTGAAATTGCAACTACGTTATGTTTGAAAGGTTTTTTTCCTGAGGCGGATAAATACTTTATGGGAAATCTAGTTAGTATTCCAAATGACCCATTATATGCATCAGATGGAAAAACAATACCTTATGGTGAATGGACAAAAGGTAATTGGGTAACTGGTGGTTCAAGGCCTTATATTGTATTAGTATTTAATGATAGAAAAATGATTTTAATTAATATACATGCACCGCACGGATACGATAAACATGGTGAAAATAAATTTGTGAAAAAACCTTTTCACACCAGTGCCCAAGAACAAGAAATTGACAAAGTTAATGCGGATAATGAAACTAGTAATCTAATGAAATATGCTGTTAAGGAGTTAGGAAAATTACTTAGAAATAGAATACCAACTGAACTTAAAAATTATAGTGTCATAATTGGTGGCGATTTTAATGCACGACCAGATAGAGCACGAGATTATTTAGTAATGCTTGGTGCAGATTTTTTTTCAAATGATTCAACTACCTTTTCTCCGACTGCAGATAATCTTTTAAACGATCCTAAGCGCAATGTAAAGACTTGCTGTATTACAAGACCAGGTGATACTTTTACTTCACCCTATGACCAAATTTATTCAAATAAGTTAAATATTTTAAATTATGATGCATATGATAAAACAACACTGAAAAAAACACCAGATGAAAAATCAGTTTATTTCTCCGACCATTTACCTGTATATGCAGTAATAAAGTTACCTGTATCCGGGACATCTGGAATGGCATCATCATTCGGAGGTAGTAGAAAATTTACTCTCCGGAATAATAATAATAACAAACCTACATCTAGAAAAATACGAAAGTCCACGTCCACATCCGCATCCATGCCTACAACCAAGTTCACAAAGAAGAAGCATCCTCATAACAAAAAACATAAAACAAGGCGTCATAAGCATTAAGATTAAGATGTCTACCTAATTCAAGTATAAAATACATACATAATGCGAGGTTATGTATGTATCCGTTCAAACACTGCACCATATGAGTTCTTCATTCGATAACTCAGCACCAATCAAAATACTACGATTTAACTCAGGATTTTCACTCGAAAAGAAACTAGGGCGTATTATACTCCAATCGGTTTTTTCATCGAGTAGCCCGACTTTTGTGTATATAAATGCTGCAAGAGCACTACACCAAAAGCGCGATATCTTTTGCGGGTCTGGGTCTTTCTTGCAATACGCTTCAATCCAATCTCGCACCACAATATCGTAAGGTTTATTAAAAACACTATCATGTATTTCTTTCATTTTTTCATGTGTAAATGGGTCTTCTGTATGATAGTGTTGTTTATGCTTACTCTCACGCTCATGCTCGTCTTTATTATCAACAGGTTGGTTACTTTTATAAAACAAATATTTAAATATACTGAATCCTGAGTAGATATAACCAAACGTATTTGAAAACGTCTTTATAAGCAAGTTTTGGTTATGGTTTTGGTTTCGATTACTATCTACTAATGCTGTACTACCGGTGTCAATAGTAACCATAGTTGTATTGTTTTCGATAATATCTTCTGCAAAATGCACGCGCAATCTTCGCAAGTATATTTTCCCTTTGTATGTGGTTATAAAATCGACGATAGGTGTAAGTTGCACCCCTATTTTTCTCTTACCATCTTCTGCGTCGGGTATCTGGGCTGTGCCGGATTGCCATACATATACACCCTTCAATGGTTTATCTAAATATGTAAAATCGGGGTTAACAACTACCATAGCAATATGTGAGAAGTCACTTTGTGAACCATACTTTATAAGCCAGCCGAACAATCCGAGTCCTTTTTGTTCAAGATTATCGCATAGTAGTAAGTCACCAGTTTTTAAACTACATATGCATTTTGTTATCTCTATAATTTGTTCGCTATTTATCATTTTGTGTAACGAGTAAACAATATATATAACATTTATATTTATTGTTTTATATATTTTATTGTTCTACATAATTATTATTATAGATAGTTTAGTTATTTTATTCTTTTTCATCCTCACAATCCTCACAACCCTCGCCCTCGCCATCGCCCTCATCCTCATCATCAAAAATGCTATCATAGCTTCCACTAAATAAGTCTTTAAAAGCGGACATTAGTTGTTCGATATATGTTTTATCTTTGCATAACGAGTTACAAACATTTTCCGAAATAGCAATTGCTAATTCAATTCTACAAAAGAATTTAGAAAATGTAAGATTTTGGGTTTTTAATATTTTATTTACTTCGTATATTTCTTCCCCTCCGAAAAATATTTGTTTTACACTCAATGTATTATAACATATATTGTAAATATCTTTTATAAGTTTTTCATTTGTAGATGTAAGTGATTCTTTATTTTCATTTAACTTATCATGTTTCTCTCCTTTCTCTCCTTTCTCTCCTTTCTCTAGTGGTTCAGATAGGTGAGTGACGATATACTTTGCAAGCTTCTCATAGTTTCCCGAGACCAAAGTCTTAAAAAAGTTGAAAAATATATTCTGTTCTTCTCTTGTCAGTTTTCCAATAATTCCATAGTCAATGACTCCTATTTTTAATACGTCATTTAACCCTTGTGGATCTTTTTCTTTCATAAAAATAATATTCCCAGAATGTAAATCTGCATGATAAATTGAGTCATAAAAAACAGATTTAATATTAAATCTTGACAATATTTTTGAATACTCATCTTTATCCTCTGCGTTGATATTTTCGAGTCGTGTGCCCTCTATATAGTCCATTACGATAGCGTTTGCATTTGCTTCTGTAAAATACGAATAAACGTGTGGAATACAAATATCTTTTACATCTTTGAATTTTTCATAAAAAACTTGTATATTATTAATTTCGTTTGTAAAATCAAGTTGTTCCGTCATGATTTCGCGATTCTCCTCAAAAATATCGCAAATATTCAGGTTACAAAAGTAAGGCAGTTTCTTTGTTATATTCACTAAAAGTTTGAGTTCACTTATTGACTTGTCGAATTTCTCGACAATATTTTTGCGCCGATATTTGATAATCACATCTTTCCCATTAAGCGTAGCTTTATATATGACTGCAATGACACCGGATTTGATAGGTTCACTCCTTACGCCACCATGAATAACAAGTTCATCGCCATTGCGTTTTGCAATACTTATCAGTTCATATAGTCCTCGATAGTCTATTTCGTTCTCGTCATATTTAACGTTGTCCGTATAATTAATAAAGTAGTTGAATATTTCTTTATTCATTAATTTATTGTTCGCATTATTTGCAATTCCTTGAAATATTTTTGTGAAGAATATATTTTTATCTGCCAATTCCCCGGCAAGGCGCATTATGATATAGTTGTAGTCGGCACTTGTTTTTTTGGAAAACTTATACTGCACATAATATTTTACATATATTCCTATACAAGAGGTTATAAAATATGATTTTGACATCGCGGAAACAAGTGTTGGTTTTATTTTTATGAAAAATGAACCGATTTTTTCTAGTATATTTTTTGCGTAGCTATGAGGGGTGCTTACATCGGGTTCAGATTCTGAGTCACATCTTTCGAGTAGAAACTGCAACTCTTGTGTTTTGGTATCTATGTCTGCGTCGTTGTCATTTATGATATCGTCATTTTTCTTTGCATCAGTTCTGTAAAAAACCGGGCATTTATCTTGAATATATTTTAACATTGCAAATGTAGGTATGTATATTATATGGTATTAAATAATATTTAAACTTATTATTGTCCAATTATTATTTGGCGTTGGCGTTGGCGTTGGCGTTGGCGTTGGCGTTGGCGTTGGCGTTGGCGTTGGCGTTGGTTGTGGTTTTTATTAGTGTATCAACTCAATAAATTGTTTCAGATTCAGAAACACTTTTTTCATAATAAGTCCCATAATATTTTCCATATAAACAGGCAATGAGTGACTTAAATCTATTTTAAAAATATAACTAATATTAATTTTATGATACGATTCAAAATTTACCACCATAGATGATATCGTATTTACAACTTTGTCATAGTTTTTTAACTCTTCAGGGTTTGGATAGTCTACATCCACGCAATTATATGTCTTTTTATTTGGTTCACAAACTTCTGTAACTCTTACATACATATATTTGGGCTTTATCCCTAAATCAGTCGCAAATGGTTTAAAAAGAAAAAGAACATTTACTTCGTTTATATTTTTATTTTCGGATCCTGATCCTGATGAAAGTGTATTAGATACCATACCATGCAATTCAATTTTCTCAAAGTTGTCTTTATTCAATGTAAACATCAAGTTGTATATATCTAAATTTATCATGGTATACAAATTCACGTTGCTATTCTCTGCTAAAAATTGCAACAAATAAATATTATTACTTTTTTCACGTTTTAGGTGCATATTTTCCTTAAAACAAATCGTCTTAAATTTATATTGTGATTTATCATCCATATTTTTAATTTGGTTAATTTGATTAATTTGATTGATAAGTAGTCTATATTTATTATAGTTATTATCGTTATCTATTTATGTATATTTTATGAATTATAATTATTCGTATATTTAATCTTATTTCGTCAATGTATCAACACAACAATCTTTCAACATTTTTAATAAGGTTCACTTTGTCTAATACTTCTTCTATATTCGCTTTATGCTTTGCCATAAAATACTGCGGATTTTTTAAAACCCGTCCGATCGTAATCATATCCATATTTATATTACCGGTTAATTTGATAGAATAGTTAGGAAAATACTCTTCTATTTTTTTACACCCCCAATAAAGAGGAATAGTGTTATACATAAATGGATTGACTATTTTTTCACTAAAATAATGGTCGTGAGATGTATTTTCAATTGCAATCGTAAACATGTAGTTGTTACACATTTCTGCCATAGATTTAAAATCGCCATATATGTTATTATTTTCGGGGAATCGCTGTTTATACATTTTTGCCCCATTGCCCCATATATCGATTGGTAGTCGATGTTTGAGTATATAGCTTACAAGTGCGTGACGATATTTGTGACCGGGTGTATACGACTTGTGCGAAACCATGATCGACATTATTTTTGTTTTGTTTGTTAACATTGCTGGGGTGGGTGTGTGTGTGTGTGTGTGTGTGGGTGTTTCGTGAAAAAGGAATCCATGGTGTCCTAAAAACGGCGGCGATGGCAACGCATTTACACTACCAATCAAATATTTGCCTATATTCTTTTGTGCAAATTCAATAAAATTATTATAGTAAAGACGTAAAAAAGAATTGTCAGGTGGTTCATGTGCAAAACCTACAACATATTCCTTTTCAACCTGAATGTTTGATGGTGTTGGGCAGTTTAATAAAAATGCGTGTGTGTATGTTTCGGTAGTTGTAATGTATATTTTTTTTGTTTTCCCATAGTAGTCTAGTTTTTGATAAAGGCACATTCGTTCGTAGTTTTGTTTGCACGTTTCTGATGTGCAAAAGTCACTGAAAAAGCGTATTCTTATATAGTTTTTTTTAAAGTCTGATACCACACTTTTAAAGTATTCGCTTGCGTAGCATGTTTTATAATGGTTGATTTGATATGGTGTTTTATGTGTAAGAGTGACTTGATTTATATTATACAATACCGAGTCTTGTAATGCTAACTGAAGCCATAGTTGGTTCATACAGAATAGTGTTATTTTATCGGGGTCTATGTCTATGTCTATCCCCGTATTCGTTTTGGGTTGTTGCGGTTGTATATATCGCAAAACATCTCTTTTAAAAACAATACTACTATTTATAAAAGGGTTCACTTTAAAAAGATTATAGTTATATAAACCATTGATTGGTATTTCTGGTATTTCGGGTTCCAGACCAACACCAGTGTCATATTTACTTTTTGTTCCAATTACATCTATTCGCGAAAATTCTTTTATTTTTGCAAATTGAAGTTCTAGTTTGTTTGATTCCCATATATCGCTCACATCTAATATTCCAATATAGTTATACATTGCGTCGTTGTTGACAACATGTAACAAAGTTTGAACATACGTTTTAAATTCTTCTCCATAGTTTTTTACTTCGATTCGCTTGTCTTCGAATGTAGGTATTAGGGTGGGCGCGGGTGCCTGTGTATTATAAAATACTAGTTTTAATTCCCAGTCTTGAAATGTTTGACCTACTACAGAGTCAATCGATGATAATAATGTAGGCGATGGGTTATTGTTATTGTGTATAAGACATATAATTGATATCATTTTTTCGTATTTTATGTCTTGTCTCTTGTGTCTCTATAAAAATATATATAATAAAAATATATTTTGATATCTTTATTATATTTTGGTGTATTTTTAATTAAATATCTAAACTAATCGTATTCTTTTCAGATTTAGGTTTGCGTTTGGTTTTGTTTGGCATATTATCATTTTGCAAATCTTTCAACTCGGAAATACTAATGGTGCTTCCTTTTTCATCGGCGTTGTTTCCGCCACCGCCAAACGATGTCATGTCATTGCTACCGCTACCGCTTCCACTTCCACTTCCAGGAATGTTTATACTTTTTGTTTTAAGTCCTGAAAGAATGTTACTAATATCGCTCGGTCCTCTCATTTCAGGACGCGGGTTTTGCGGGTTAGGAGGAGGCGCTCCACGCATCGACTTGTTTGCAAACGCATTTACAAAATTGTCTGTCAGGTTTACTCCATCATTCATACCTCCTCTACCAAAATTCAGATCAGGGCGATTCGAAATATCGCCTTCTCTTCGCGGAGGTGGAACTGAGTTCGGGCCTTTCGTCGCAACAGGTGCGGGTGGCGGACGCTGGTTATTGAAGTTGCTCGACATTGGTGGGGGTGCTGCCATACCTCCCATACCTCCTCCTCCTCCTCCCATACCTCCCATCATATCCCCCATAAAGTTCCCAAAATTGGGCGATGATTGTGACATCGTATTCACCGCCGCTTGTGTGAATTGTTTCATAAGTTCGGGATTCTGTCTCATAATGTCGTCCATACCCGGCATAGCAGATTTAAACATCGTATTTGTCATATGAAGCATGATTGCACTTCCACCCAACTGAAAAAGCAGTTTTAATTCAGGCGCCATCTTTGCTTTCGACTTATATTTCTCATGTAATTCCCCAAAAATCTCCTCATAGTCGTCAACATTTTCGTTTATCTGTTCCGACCATCCATCCAACTTCAAATCAAAAGGGTCAAACTTATTATTCAAAAATTCTAGACCAGTGATTGCAGTCATTAGTAATTTTTGCTGAAACTTGATGCTATTCTTCTTCTCGCGTTCTTCAACATGTGTCTCATATTCGCCCTTCATTTCAAGTAGCGACGACTCCATGCTGTATTTCTTACTAAGACGAACACCCTTTGTTTCAAGTTCTTCTAGTTTTTGTAATATTTTAAATTTTTCGCGCAATAATTCTTCTTTCGACATTTGGGGCGTTGCATCCACATTTGCATCAGGATTTAGTGGAATGTTACTAAACTTGCCAAACCCGTCCCAGGTTTTATTGTCGTTATCTGTATTTGCAGTAGATGCACCGACATTGCTGCCGCTAACATTATTATACCTTGGCTCTGAATATCCACTATCGCTTGCATTATCGTCATTGTAGTTGCTTAGTTTTATGCCCCCGCCACCACCGCTGGTTGCTCCTGCTGAACCAAAAAAATCCGATTTGAAATTCTTTGATATTTTTTTAACACCTCCACTACCACCACCTCCACCAACAGCATCCGACAAGTCATTCAACTCATCTTCCAGCTCATTCAAATCATCCAAATCAATATTGTCGCCACTGCCGCCGTTTTTGTTACCGGTTTTCAGTTTATCATTCATAAGCAATTCAAGGCCTCCACCGAAGTTGACGGATTTGGCGCCTCCACCACCACCTCCGCGGCTACTTTTATTACTAAAGCTATTATCTAAATCAGATAAATTTCCAAGATCAATCACTTCTTCCATAATGTTGTATTATTGATAATAATAATCTATAATTTTAATTTTAAGTTTGTGCGCATTATAAATATATATTTGTGAAACTATATGCGAAATCAAACAATCAAACCAAATTTATCATATTTTTGATAGTAAGATAATATATTCCTTGTAAAAAGCAATCTGCAAGATCGTCTTTTTTTTTATTTTTATTCAGATACCCTTTAAACTCTTTGAACTCCTCTTTTGTTTCTAAAAGTTCGGCAGTTATTTCAACACTTTCAGCTTTTCGTTCGGTATATGTTGTTTTCTTTTTGTTCATAAACATTTTTAGTTTATTTGATGCTGAGATGAATTCAATATGGGGTGTATGTTTCATTATAAAATATTGCGCAATCATTCCTTGCAATGTTTTCATCCGGCTTGCAATCGTGCTAATTTGGTTTTCAATAATTGCGATATCTATGTCTATTTTGGTATCAGGAACACATAGCCCACCCATTACCAGAACCTTATCAAGCTCTTGCATCATATTTTTACCGATCGTTATTAAATCAACATCCACTGCTTTGACATTTTCAATATGTTCTAAATAGTTTGCATGTAGTTCTTGTTTTATCATATTGATTAATTCATCTTTTGTATTTGAGTTTGGTTTTGTTTTTGTTTTTGTTTTTGTCGGGTTTGTATTTACTATTTGATTTATTGGATTCTCTCCTTTCTCTCCTTTCTCATCGATAACAATAGACAAAGAAGCTAAATGTTCTACAGGGGATACCGCAAAGTTATACTTCACAATTAGTTCTTTGATGTCTACTAGTTTCATTTTTCTTATTTTTTTGATATGTAACTCAGGTGTTGGAATCTTATACTTTGATAATTTTGCATGTTTGTTACAAAAATATTCTGTTTCATATTCGGGTTCCTGATCTTCTTCATTTTCTTTATTTTCGTCTTTTTCTCCTTTCTCTCCTTTCTCTGCTGTTTCACATGTATCCTCTTCATCCTCATCCTCAACGCCATCGTCATCATCGTAGGTTGTGCGAAACGTCTTGCAATATTTCGCATCTTGTGTGCATCCTAAAGTGTTACATTTTCTTACTATCGGAGTGCAAAGATTGATAACATCCCATTTTAATATTTTTACTTTACATGTTGTTTCGTTTACTTGAAAAATACTATATGCTAAATTTTTCATCCCGACATCGAAGCTTATAATGTTTTTTGTTTTTTCCATGGTTAGGGTAGTTATATAAAATACATAGTATGTTTTTATTATGTATTTTACAGAATGAATGTATTAGGTCACGATTTTATAAATGAAGACTTGGGAACACGTCTAGTTCCATGCCCGTTTATTTTGACAGAACGTAGTGCCATTTTATATGCTCGACTTGTTTTATGGTTACATCCCTTGTCAAGAATACTAAAGTCAACTGCAGCGCTTTTCCCACCGGTAATTGCACTTGCAAGACGCGCGCGTCCCCATGAATGCGCAGTCTGGTTAGGTCTACTACCAGATGAAAAATACGCACCCTGGCCTTTCTTCTCAATTTGGCGCAATGCGGAAATACTGCATCCTGTTTTTTTGGCAAGTTGGGATGAAGGGAGAATATCTTCTATGCCATATATTTTCCTCGCATGAAGAATATGTTTTGATACTTTGCCGGGATAAGATGCGACGGCTTTTCGTGTATAATATTTTTTCTGCTTATAAAGTTTGCGGGATTTGTCGAGTTGCTTTTTTTCAAATAATGTATCACGTATAGATAAAATACGGGGTAAATATTTTGACGCGTAGTATTTTAAAGTTTTTGGTTTCATGGATGTTTTTAATAATAATAATATTATATATTATATAATACATAGATTCTATTAAAAATAGTAATGATTAACCCTATTTATATAAATATTATATGTTTATTTTTAGTGTTATTTATAGCGCTATATATAGTTCATAAAAAGGTGAATAAATATACATATGAAAATGGTAAAAAAATTAATAAAATAACTATTCCAGATATTATTCATGATAGTATACCAAAAATAGATAACCTAGATATAGTTAATGATAAATTTACTATAGCCACCATGATTATTTTTGTCGTAGTTT